TATGTTTGTTTTCTAACTGCTATAACACCTGTAGTGTTTCCACGTGTTATGTTTGAATTAGAAAAGAATATGCGATACTGTGTTTTATCTGGTACAACTACACTATCAAACTCATCAACATCTGTCAGACCTTCAAAGCGTGGCTGTACCTGTCGGCTAATTGTACCAAGTTCAACGTCACCAATCTTCTCTGTACCAGCAACAGTACGCAGTCCATCTGGACCAAGAAAGATAAGGTCACCACCAACTTCCTGAATAGTGTGTCCGTTTACACAACCAATCTCACGTGTAACGGGTAGTACCTGAAAATCTGCAATGGTATTACCTACCAACTTAAATATACGTTCTTCACAAAAGATAAACAGTTGGTCACGAAACGGAAACAGTCCAGTAATATTGCTGTCTACATTTATTGTACCTGCACCGTTGGCTACCGTAAAATCATTGTCAGTAAAAGGTGCAGTAAAAGTTATTGACTGCGGTGTTGCAGACATACCAGCAAAGAACAGTGCGTCTTTAAAACCAACTACAAACTTTGGGTCAGCAGGTGCGCCTGTTGCGTTGAGGTCAGTAACAGTAGTGCCATCATACTTGGTCGCATGATTTGCGCCATCAGCCCACACGATAAAATCTGTGCCAGCCAGATTGTAACGGAAGTGTGTGTACTTACCAGCATTTGTTCTGCCAGTATCAATCTGTGTCCAGCTACCTGTTGTTCCAGCTTCATGTATCTTACCACCACGTGCCGCAATAACTTTGTTATTAAAGTGTGCAGACATTAGTACCTTTTCACTGGCACTAGCATCTTGCGGAACAATGTTACTATTCCACTTTGTATAGCCAGAAATACGTCTGTATCCACCTTTAATGTCTGGCTCAAAGTTTTGCAACTCAAGTGCCATACCCGGTTGCATCTCAAAGGTAGAAAGGTCTAATACCAATCCCCCAGAACAGGCAAAGACAAATGGGCTTAGTCCTGATTCGTCTGCCATGTATCACCTAAAACATTGCTGTGTTAATGCCGTATCTCTGCGAGTGCGGTATATAAGTTGACCTCACATAGTCTACCCTGTTTAACAGGATTGACTGCATATGTTTAATGCCCTCTTCAAATCTTGAAAAGTTAATACCATACTGCTGTGCTTCGCCACGATACTGATAGGCATATGCAGTAGCACCATCTGCAATTACCTGACGAAACTGTTCTGGTATTGTCGGTACATCTGTTGCTGCAGCAAGAGCAGTAGGTCTGTCAAAATATTCAAATTTTAATTCGTATGCTGCGTCTGGATAGGGGTATAAACCGTAGTTATTATCTGGTGTACGAAACACATAGATAGGAACACCACCTACACCCGTGGTACTTTCTTGGTCAATAAATCTGTCTACGTATTCTTTATAGTCAAGTACTCGTAGCGTTGTACCTGCCACACCAAGAGTATTATCTTTTGATATTCTAAATGTTTCATAATCAACATGCGTAGCTGTAGTTGGTATAGTGTAGCGAGTTGTATTTGCTACCAATGTCACAGTGCTAGTCGCATGTGAAAAAGGCCAACCAAATTCACGTTGATTGACATAATTAACAGCATCGTTTACAGCGTTTTTACATTGTACTTGAAATCCACGTGCGCCTGTTAAGAAGTTAGAAGAGGTTAATTCTACCTCATTCATTCTTGCCAGCACTTCGTTTGTCAAGTCTAAGTAATCGTATGCCATCTGTAAATCCTAAAAGAGTAAGCAGGGGCAACCGAAGCTGCCCCCACTACGTGATTACTTATGCAAGTGTGTCACGGTCTACTTCGTTAGCAGCCGTATCACCTTGGTCGCTGATGTCCATCATCACAGCGTAAGCACGTAGCTTACCTGCTGTAAATGAAGCACCACTACCAGCCAACACAAAATCAATTGTGTCACCTGATGTAGACAGTGCTAGTCCATCAATTGCAACTTGTGGAGCGTAATCGCCATCTGATGCACCGTCAATGTCGAGTGCTGCTGCAAACTCATCAACATCACCACCAGTGAAGCCAAGAGCAGCAGTTGCATCTGTACCTGTGTTCATAGTTGCGGATTCTACAACTTGAAAGCCAGCACCCATAATCAAAGTGTTAGCAGGTACATTAATTGCCTGAATAGTATCACCGGGGGCAATGCTATTTGTAGTCAGGTCAATTGTGACATCTACGTAGTACGGGTTACGTCCACGCTGTGAGTTCCCTGATGCAGGGTGAAGTACTGCAGTAATGTTAGCCATTTTTCAATACTCCCCTTATACCAAGTTAATCTTAGCGTTAACAAGACCTTCAGGACGTAAAATCTTACGACCATACAAGTGCATACCACGAACGATGTCAGCAAAGCTGTCAGGGTCACGATATGTTTCTGTCTTGTTAATCTGCTCTGCGGTGGCTACTGCTGATGAATGTCCAGCAACAATCAGGCCATAGTTGGAAGCGTTAGTACCACCAACGGTATCTGAACCTGTTCCAATTGAAGGCAAGTTGTTTGAAACATACACTTGGAAGCCGTGCAGGTTGTTAATCACGAGACCATTCTGAAGACCAGAACCACCAAAGTCTGAGTTCAGAAGTTTTGAATCTTCGTCCTTCAGTACTTCCATGAATACTGGGTCAACAACGAGCCAACGGCCCTGTGAGTCTACGTTCTGCTGGTCCAGCTTACGGGCCATACGTGCAATAACCATAGTCGGGTTGGCATTGCCTGAACCCGGTACAGATGAAGCACCCGGCAAGCGAGGCTGGATACCAATTGATGAACCTGATGAACCACCGAAGTCATCAGCTTCTAGTTTCATGCTTGACAGCAGTTCGTCAGAACCTGCAGTTGAAACAGCTACAGAACCGTTAACAGTTGTATTAACTGTGTCGGCTGCGCCATGAATTGCAGATTGCTTAAAACCACACAGATAACCAAGAACGTCTTGGTCAAACTGGTCAGCCAAACGATACGCAGCACGGTCACTTGCCAATTGCTGGAAGTTTACGTGGCTGTGTGCCTCTTCAATGTCATCAACCTTAAATGCAAAGTAGTTAGCTTTGTCAATTGTCAGGTTAAAGTCTTCGTCATCAAGGTCTTGCGGTGTGATAGTTGTACCACGTGCATAGTTCTTGACTGTGATTTCGGGTTCTTTGATAATCTTAACGGAATCACCCATTGCAGCAATCTCACCGAAGTAATCATTATTAGTGATTGCTTCAGCAACGGCAGACTTGCGGAAAGCAAGCTGCACCTGTTTGCTGTAAATTACAGGTGAAAAATTACCGTTAGGAAGATTACCATACCCGGCTGCTGATGCAAATGCCATTGTATGTTCTCCTAAAGTTAAGCATTTTCCTACAGATGCAAACTCACCAGACTAATCAGAGGCTAATTCATTTGGGTGTGTATTCTAATAAGGTGGCCGCCCTACTATTCAACAGGCCAAAATCGTCAGGTAATCCGTAAGCTGTGTTTGTTTGCTGTTATGTGTGGACATATTGCGCTATACATCCACACTTGGTTACATATAGTTATACTGAAAAATAACTATTTGTCAACACTTTTTTATCTGGCAGAGCCAGAAATATCATAGACAAACTTTCCTGTACGGATAGCTTCCATAATATTATCTGCATTCTTTTCGTATTCTTGTGGCGACATTGCCTGAACTGCAGATTCTTTTAGATAAGCGGAAGTTTCATCTGTTTGAGGTGTGCTTCTACTGCCTTTAGTGGACACCGCTTCAGCAGCACCTTTAGTTTTTTTAGACTTCTTCTCACTTGTAATTCCTCTATCTGCTTTATATAAGTCAATTGCTCTAGCAGCAGACCGTGCATCGTTATCATTTTCATATAAAGCATCTTGAACCCACTTAGGTTGCTCATCTGCCCAATCATGAAAGTCATCGCTATCACGAATTTCTGAAAAGTCTGGATGTAATCTAATCAACTCCGCTTCTGCTTTTTCCTTTGATGCGGATTGCTGCATTTCGTCAATTGCTTTCATGCGGTCCTCAAGTACGCTTGCTTGCTCTGCCGCTTTCTTCATAGCAATTGTTTCTACAATCTGTGCTACATCAGGATACTCTTTTGCCCATTCTTCTATGTCTTCATCCGACTTGGGAAGTTTCATTTCTTTTTGGGCAGCAGTACTTAGTTGTCTTTTTAATTCATCTATTTCTTTTTTAAGTTCTTCTGCTTGTTTTTGCTGATGCCTACGTAAATCAGAGTAACGCTTTTTAAAAGTACGTTCTTCTGCGTTTGCTGGTTCAGCTTCTTCTTCTTGCGCTGGCTCTTCTACCTCACCCTTTTGTTCTTTGATGAGTTGTTCCAGTTCTTCCTCTTCACGCTTAATTCGTTCTTCCTGCGTGTAAGGTTTATTTGCAAATGCAACTTTTTTTGGTGATTGCATTTCTTCTGCCATAATAGCTTGTTCAGCCATCGTCTTCTCCTTATGGGGCTAACCGTAGCCAGTGTTGGGGGGTTAGGTAGCCATTGATATGTGGTCTTATTTTTTAGGAGTTAGACCACTTTTCTCCATCTGTTTAGCAAGACCACCTTTAGCCATGCCAAATTCACCGCCTATGCCACGACCTGAATAAGACGCTGCAGAGGAAGATTGCCTTCCTTGTCCAGTACTTGAATATGCCTGAGATGCTTGTCTATCAGCTTCGCTATCTCCGCTATCTTGTCTTGCATATGTTGCTGCTCTAGCCGCTGCTTCCGCTTTTCTTTGCTGCTCTATTTGCTGCCCTCTTTTTCTAGCGTCTGAAAGGGACATTCCCGCTGCGTCAAAACCATACTGAGAAGCTACTTTATCCCTAGCTGATTTAGTGGCACGTGCTTCTGCAAATAGTTGACCGTAAGTTTTCTCGCGTTCCGCCTTGCCGTCATTATAAGTTTTTGACAAACCTAGTTCAGCAATATCTTTGCCTAGACCTTCTTCAGTGTTACTTATTTCCGCACGAAGGTCTTCCATAGTTTTACCTTCTAGGGCAGTATTCAAAGCAGTTTGTGTAGCTTTTAATTCACCTGCCAAACTACGTTTTACTTCAGGGGCAAGTTCATGCAAACGCTGTCCGGCAGTGCCTTCTCCCGTTTTAAACGCATCCCGTGTTCCACCGTAGGTATTGTCTAAGCCAGAAAGAAATGCATCCATAGTTACCTTTTGAGAGGTAAGAAACTCCCTACGTGAGTTAACACCTTTAGTTTCTTTAAATTTACCTAAACCTGTTTGTTGAGCAATTCTTGTTCCTACTTCTTTTACTACTGAACCAGTGGGTGGTACTCCAAGTGCCATACCGATAGCCGGGGCTACATCTTTTGCTTGTGCTTTAGCTATTTCGTTTAAGGCTTCTAATAACTCTGCATCTGCTGCACTACCTTCTTTAGCAGCTTTTTGCATAGCACCTCTATCGTAACCGACACCTCTCATGTCAGTTGTAGAGAACTGCCCTTTGTCTCCTGAAATAATAGTATCAACTTGAGGCGCATCATCGCCATCATCTTGAGGCTGTTGTGTTACTTGAGTTGTTTCTGGTGTAGTATCTTCTACTTTTGTTTCCTGTGGACCTGTAGCTAATGTATACCCTGATGGTACAGTAAATGTTGGATGAACCTTACCGTCTTTAAAAGGTACTTGTATTTCTTGACCAGATTCATTTCTATATGTCTTATACTCATCTGGTGGACCTACATCAAATCCTGCACCTGC